GAACCGTCTGTCTGCGTGTACTGAATACCTATCATCTTTGTCGTGCCTGCGTCCGCTTCACATGTAGGAGCTACATTGAACGCACCCTGCGAGGCAACGACAACAAAAACTGCAAGAACGCTAATGAGTAAAGCCTTTGGAAATGTCTTTGTAGTCATTCATCTTCACCTTCTTTAGAACCGGTAATCTTCCGTTTATGAGCCATCATATGTCTATTGAAGCTGCCAGAGTTAGGCAATTCTCGTCCGCAAACCTTACATATATATGTTTTACTGCCTTTCTCGTCTTCAACAATTTCAGGTTCATATTCGAAGTCATATCCGGTATCTGCTTTATGGCAAGCGGCTGAGCAATGTTCACGACACCCGCAACAAGAATCTTCCCATATTGCTGCGCCACACCATTTGCATTTACCGAGAACTCCCATTATTGTTGCCCCCTTTAGTTAATGGCAGTCATTGCTCCGAAGACATTCCGCCTATCGGTAGCCAGGTTCGCATAGTAGAACAGCGTCGCTTCATAAGCATCTTTGTTGCTCACGCGGTTCAGTATTGCGCCGTCTTCGTCCATCCAGTCAAAGTCGCTAGCTCTATACAGGAATAGATGATCGGAGTCTATAAAGTAAACCTTTTCCGTACCATCACCTGTATATATATCCTTATCAACTTCGAACGGAGTGTCATTGAAAGCGAGGGTTGCAACCTTTAAGCCGCCTTTGCCCTTAGGTGTACGGCCATTGTTTTGAAATCTTACGTCAGGGACGAGAAGTCCATAGAATTGCCGCCTGGCTTTTCTTGTAGTAAACAGGACATCTACTTTCCCACCTTCGTCTTCGATGGCATCTACTATGGCCTGCAAATCTTCCAGATCGCTTATTGAAGTGGTTGAATCGTCCATAGCATTATCTGCTGGTCTCCAAAACGTATAGGAGGCTGGATCAATGCCTTGGCATTCTGCGGTAGTGTTGATAATGTTTCGCAACCCGTTCATTTCGTAGTCAACAAGAGCACCACCTGAAGCGGCTGCTGTGTCCTCTCTGTATACACTATGAGAAGATGCTGTCGTCACCGCATCGCCAACCGTAAATGTCGTGCTACTAGGAACGGTGAGCACTGTAACGCTATCACCATCAGAAATCGTTGCTCCTGTGGTGCTGTTTCGTATATCAACTACCATGCCTGCGCTAATATACTGTGTGCTTTCTACCACAACTGTAGCAGCTCCGCTTGTAGTATCACATGGGGTTAGCGCTGCAGTCCCATCTCCCCAAAACTGCCTATTGACATCCTTTCGCATATCAATCTGGACTCGCTTCATCTCCAAGTCCATTGCCTTGATAAAAGCACCTTTGGGAGCGCGGGTCTGTCTCATTACAGGGCCAGACAATTCTATGCGCCCATAGCTGTAAGCCAGCTCTACTTCTGTATTCATGGTTTGCTGGTATTGTGCGGTGGGGAGTGTTCCATATTCTGCTCTGGAACCTATGCCTTCGTTTCTGCCGTAATGCAACGCCAAAACTGCTTTTCGTCCATCCGCCGTTATATCGTCTAGATCGCCATCCTCGCACCACTTACAAAACAGCATCTGCATTGCTCAGTGTCTGAGCCATTTTGTGTCACCTCTCTAGGTGACGCGCAATTTATCACTCACTACTAAACATTCGCTTTGCATAAGGCAACGCATTTTTCATCGTTAAGCGTTCTCTTGTCCCACTAGAACTTGGGGGCGAACCAGCTTTATGAGTGTCCGGAACGGAACGTCTTAGGTCCGACCGATGACCATCTTTAGCCAGACGTTTGTATTCTTCTAATTCTTTTCGCAATTGTTCCAACTCCGATCCTCGTTTCTGTGAACGAATAGCCTCATAAACAATTTTTGGATTTGGAAGAATGCGTTCCTTTTTGGCCGTTTCACCCATAAGGTATACAACCTGATTAAACTCATTTTCAGTCATGTCAGGATATTCTGCGACAAACGCATCTAATCCATCTTTGACCTTATACTGTTGCAGTTCCTTTTCTTGTTGTTGCAAACGAGCCGCTTCAGGTGTATACGGTTTCCCCGTTTGTTCTTCGTATAACGCTTTTTGAATACGCTCTAGCACTTGAGGGTTTTCCTTGACAGCTTCTGCCAGCCGAGCCACCTCACCAAGTTCCTGATATTTCTTGGTGTAGTACTTCTCCAAATTGTTACCTTTTTCTAACAATTGTTTAACATCTTTGGCAGTAAACTTCTTTTTTTGTCCATCAAGTTCTAATTCCAGTGCTGCCTCAGCCTCAGCGTTTGTCATTTGCTCTTCAGACGCATCAGATTTGTCTGTGGGCGGTTTTCGCCTTTTACGCGATGTTTCACCCTCATCTTCGGTTTTCGTCGCTTCTGGCGCGTGTGAGGGCTCCCTATTTTTGTCAACTGGAGTCTCTTCGTTGTTATCGTTGTCTTCGTTATCTTCGTTGTCTTCGGGAGCAATGACTGCTTGCGCGTCTCCGGTTTTCAATTCTTTTTTCATTTCATCATGTACTTTTCCCACGAGTTTTCGCCTCCCCGTCTAATCACAACTTCCAATTGACTCCTATGTTTTGCGTCATCCAATATAGGACTGCAATTATAGGATGATCAATTGGGGTCATTATGTGACGGTTAGTTTATTATTGTACTCCAGATGGCCCTTGTGGGCCACTTGGCATACCCATACCCATTTGTTGCAAGATCGCAGGATTTATTTGCATACCTCCAGCGCCTTGCTGCATTTGCTGCGCCATTTTAGCGCCCTCTGCTTGGCCTACTTGGGCTGCACCCTGGGCCATCTGTTGATTATGGGCATTGGCTCCTGACGCAGCAGCCCTCATTTGTGCTTCCTGCATTTGTTTTTGCACCATCTGTGCTTTTTGCATTGTCAACTGCAAATCGGCTGTTCCAATTTGGTCAAACTCCACTCCACCTTCTGCAGCTGCTTTGTGTATTTGAACATGCTGCTTGAACGCAGCTCTAATAACAGGGTCTACTAGTTCAAAATCCGTCTGTCTTCTACGCTTGTTATGCTGTTGAATGTGAATTGCGTGATTTTCCCATTCATGTACTTCTACCGGCATTCCCTTTTCCAACTTGCGGTTTTCCAATTGGGCTGTATTTACATCTGTACTTACTTCCTCAAACGCTATATCTTCGCCTCCGCCTAGTTCTAACATGCTAAGCAGTTTTTGTGGGTCTGGCTTACCAGTCTTATAATCCATAAACACTCCGGCCTGCCACAACTCTAGCAAAAATTGTTGTCTGCCTGTTTTTGAATCAGGAAGAGAAGAGCCTGCCACTACAATTACATCTGGTTCTAATGGCAAGTCTTGTGCTGAAAAATCTATAATGGAAACCTCTTTGTTTGGACCTACGTACTTCAATATACGTTCTTCCATTGGCCTATAGAACTCTCTTGCCATCTTTAGCCATAGTGCTCCGCATCGTTCCCATGACCGTTCATATCCTCTTGCTATCGGACCCAACTTGGTATCGTCACGTTCTTGCAGAAATCTTATTGCAACTCCAGATTTAACTCCTGTTGGAACTTCCCCCCTGGAAACTTCATGTTGGCCTCCAACCTCATCCATGTCTTCAAGCAAGTCTTTTATATGTTGGAAAACATAACTCGGGACATTCGGAGCTTGTATATAGTGCGGTTCATAGCCAGGAGCCATTGATTTTACGGGGAGAGTAAGTCCAGGTTCGGAAGTCCAGCTGCTTGCATCTACTCCACAGGCTGTAGGTAATATGCGTTGTGGGTTTGATGTCCTATTCTTTATCTCAACAACTTGCGATTTCGACCTATTAAACTCTTTTTGCAGAGGTCTCAACTGTTGAACTGATCCTTGCCCCCAAAATTGGCCTGGCACTGGGATATGCTTAAACATCACAAATGGCAAGTCTCTGCCAGGGAAACCGTTTACATCATCGTAAACAACATTGTTCCCTACAATTATGACATGACGACCTTCCGTATATTCATCATTAGGCCGTTCCCATAACTCCTTGACTAAAGTCATCTGTTCTTCACGGGCTGTTCTGTCCACCTCATATAAACTGTTTAGCATCACTTCCCAGTGACTTTTGGGGTCTGATGTAAAACATTCTTTGTCATCTAATGTTATGTCATATATATTCTCGGCTTGCTCTTTGGAATACTCTTTAGATTTTATAATCCACTGGGAATCTTGTATGTTTGTTGCCATTGGGTCTGGAGTAATTTCAAATGGAGTAATGCGCTCAACTGCAATGTCGCCTACTGGAGCAAATATGTCTGGCGTCAGTTGCCTGGGTTCAAATATCATTGCACCCATATCATCTAGTTTGGGATCCTGAGAATATGGATCAACTGAGGGGACTAGATTTTCAATATGTATTTCATCATCCCAATAAACTTCAAGAAAAGACGTTCCGCAGACAATGCACCACATTACAAGGTCTTGACGTATTCGTTCCATATCCAACTCACGCCATTTTGCATCTAAAAACTTTGTTGCTATATCTGCGACATTGATGTCTTCTTCTTCTGAAGTGCTGGGAAGAACTTCCCATTTGTGTCGCCCTTGTGTCAACTTTGCCAGTTCTGTTCTAACACGTGGCATGATTTGATTTATTGTAAGTCTTACACGATATGAAGGCTTCTTTGGGACTACAAGGGTGTTGGTGACGTTTTCAAACTTAACATACTGCTCACCTAAATAAAAAGCGAGATTGAGATACCATTCGCCTTTATGCTTGGTATTCATACCCGCTTCGTATCTGCTATTTATACGCTCTAGCGTAGACGTTGTATCTTGTGCCATGAATCGATGCCTCGTTTACATTCACATTCGGTTTTCCTCGTATTCAGCCTCAAGCTCGTCATTCATTCTTACTGCTTCGGTCTTCCCCAAGTCTTGAACAGACTTATAGCTATATAGCGAATCGCTTTGAATTCTGTCAACAAGGCGTTCTCGTTCTTTTTCGTTCCTTACATAGATATAACATGAATAAATCAAAGCTGCAACAGCGACTACTGCTAGAGAAAGAATAGCTGCTAATACAATAACGTATTCATTCATCATTTATCGCCTCCGATTCATCAATATCGCCTGGAGTAAATCCTATTAGATCGTGTGTAGTTTCCAACCTACGCCCTTTCCCCGCTAAAGTATATTCACCAGTAAGAAAATCTACGTATACATAACGTTTTCGCACAAGTTCTTCTAACTTCCGTTTAACTACTTTTTTCCCGTAATGTTTCTCACACCATTCTTTGTGTTCTGGATTTTCAATTGAATGCAAAATGTTCAGCGTTTTAGCAAAAGGCATTTGTTCTGTTATCCGTTTATATAGAGCCATAATATCAAAACTCGCTTCCCATTTCTGGATCGAAGTTTCTGTCCTTTCGCTCTCGTGATATTTTCTCCCATACCCGCTCCGAAAAAGTAACAGGGACTTTTTCAGGTTCCTTTATTATTTTTGGTTCCGGCCTGCTCATCACAAAATATCTATCACAGTCTTGTGGGTGATGTTCGCTAGATCGAGATATATCGTCAGGATTGGTTTTTGACTGTTCACAAGCTGGATAGGTGCGGATGGTATTCATACAACTTGGAGTGAATCTCAGCATTGCTATTTGGCTGTGATCAGAGCCTTTTCTAGGCTTCAACCATTGGTGCAATAGTCGCCATCCATTGTCTATATCCTTGCTTCCTCGTTCCATATACAACCCGGCATCGGAAAACGTTTCCGCTGTAGACTTGCCGGAATCACTAGCTGGAACCCAAGCTGAGGGGTCGGCCACAATGTATTCAAAATCATAAGGTTCAGCTTTTTTACCCGCTTTTGCAGGCCAGGTTGACATCTTTAGTATCTCTTCGGCTTGTTCAGAGTCTATCATTCGCTGTGGATAAAACTCTCTGAAACATACAGCCCAGCCTTCAGGGCTGATCTGATACCATTTGAAACAAGCCCGCGTAGCATAGCCTGGGTCATAAGACCCTACGATACTCCAATCGGGTTGTATTTCAAACGTTCGAAACAAGTGGACGTTTTCAAAATCTATTTCAGGAAAGAATGCTCCTACGCCTACGCTCTTCGCTTCTTCTGGCGATGCAGGATATTCTCTAAGATAACTATTCGGCATATTGTCTTTCGTCTCTTCATACCATTCTTCATCTCTTCTAGGATCAGATGTCCAAGGTAGAAAGACAGGAGTAAATCTATTTTCGCCGCTCATTGCTCTATCCCATTGGTCGTGGAAAACTGTATTCAAACGCATGGTGCTAATTCCTATTACCTTGCCTCCTGTTGGCCTGTTGGCAATAGGATATATTGAACTCCAAATTTCTTCGTCCGCTTCCTGAAACGCCCACTCATCCAGTAGTATACAAGTTGCTGTGAATGTTCGCCCCGAAGAAGGTGCAGAAGATAAACTTTGTATGCGAGATACCGCTTTGTTCGGATGCTCCATGGTTATTCTTAATGTCTGTGAGTCCCACTGTGGGCCTAGATAACCTTGGGTTTTATCTTTTTTGTTGCGTGTTTGCCAATTTGGGAGATGTTCTAGTATAAATGTACACCGCTGTATTAACTCTTTTGCTTCAGGTTCTTCTTTTCTGGATATACATACAGCTGAAAAACCAGGCATGAATAACAGTTCGTGCACTAGGTAGGAAAGTCCAAGCCATGTTAGTCCAAGCTGGCGTGCTTTTAATACAATTATGCAGCGTTCTTCGACAAATGTTTTTAATGCCTTCTTTTGCTCATCCCACAATATGAAAGGCATTGGAGTGCCTTCTGCATCATCTACGTTTTGTATTTTGACATAAGTTTCTATCCAGTAATCAATGTTATCCTTGCATTTGCGCCACTCAGCTTCTAGCTTTACTTCTAATTTGGCTATATTGTTTGCAGTATCAATGGTTGATGCATGTGCCATTTTTTTATTCATCCGTTTCGGCTATCAATATATCATTTATATCTACTATAAATTGATAATCGCCTAGTTCCACAGCTCCGCCAATCTGTACTAATACCTTAGTCCCGATTTCTACATGGGGTATATTTTCAGAAACATCTATGATCTCACCCCACCGTAAAGCCTCCATATCTAACGACTCGTAATACGTACGAAGACCACCCTTTTCATCTGGTTTGTACACCTTGACTATAGCTTTATTTCTGTATGGCCTTAACATCAAGAATATACCTCCGCAGATTGAATGTAAGAGTAAAGCAATTGTAGGTTTGGTGACTCTTCGCTCGTTCTGCCTAACTCCCTTGCCTTTATTGCTGAAGTAAGTATGTGACACAAACCGTTTTCCGCTTCTTCTTGGCTCGTGGCTGTGAATCGGTAACCGAATGCCGAACAAATATAACCCTTATCAGTCTTTGTAGTTGTCATTGTTGCCCCAGGTTTGAAGATAATTGCCGCATCAGTATTGAGAATTTTTTCAATATCTGTAGTTGGCACGTTTCCTCCCCCTTACATTATCGGTTTGCCATTATCACTATCGTCTATTTCTGAAAACGGATACACACCTCTTAAGTCAAATAGTTCTGTGATTTGTTTCATTCTTTGAAATAATTCTTCCTGCATTTTTTGTATTAGCACACGCATTGCCTGTTTCGTCTCAAAAGAAACATTTGGGTCGGGAACTGTTGCGTCTTCTGGTAAACACAAAATTAGTATTTCCATTAGACTCATTGGACTAATCTCTATGAGTTGAGCAAGGACAAATGCATCTTCAATTGTACAGTTTCGTTTGTTGTCGCGTAATTCCGATAATGATCCTGTTGATATGCCTAGTGCTTCTGCAATGTCATCGTTGGTAGTCTCTGGATTTGCTTCCCTATACAAATAGATAATTTCATTCACTAAAGCATTGATCAGATTTGGATGTATTCTTATCCAAAAATCGTTTCTGGTATCCATCATATCTCCTTCCCTATGTTAGCAATACACTAATGCTTGCTCCAATTATACCTCCAATTATTGTCGCTACAGCATCCATTACCTCTGGCGTTCCCTTCTTTAATAGCCAATCCCATATAATCTCTTTCGCAATTCCAGCGCCTGCTGCCCAGGCTATGCCACATTTGAAGCCACAAAGTATTCCGAAAACTATTCCAATTATAAATCCTGCAATGAAGTGCAGAATCTTGTCTTTTCCAATCTTCACATCTCAATCCCCTTTCTTCTTGTTCCTGTCTTCCCACATTTGATAACATATTGCCTTTCGTTGCTTTTCCGGCTTTTCCTGCTCGTGCTTGTTCATCCACTCTATACACCTGCTAATAAAATGTTGCTCCCTCTCTCCCCTCCTTGGTCGCGCTGGCATGTTTATCGCCTCCTATTACTTCCCTTGCCCGTTTTGCTTGTCTCCTTGCAACCTCCACGCCCCCTATTAGCCCTAACACCTTTCCCACTGCCATCTTTCTTTGGAACTTTCTTCGTTGCCATTATCTTTCATCTCCTACTTTATTGTAGACATTAGTATGTTCATGGTGCTTTCGTAAGCCTCAATATATGCCTTTATTCTAGGAACGGTATCGTCTAGCCTTTTCGTTTCCTTTATCTTTTGACGCGCTGCCGCTAATACCATATTTGCATTCGGGCATTGCTCTATAAACCACTTCATATCTAACTTCGCTTGCTCTGCCCCATTCATTTTCCCCTGCTCCTATCTAATACCATTAGTGCACTATGTTAAACATTCGAGCCGTTGTCTTTAATAACACACTTTATGTTTAATGATTGTTTAATAAAATGAGTGCGGAGGCAGCGACCACAGAAGTAATTCTCTGTTTGCCACACAGTGACCAGTCGCTACCCCCATCCGATTCCCCTTCCCAAACCGAGAAGCGTAGTAAGTAGGTCTTACATTCTTTCCTTCAAATACTCAATTATCTCCTTCCTGAACTTGTCGTTTACTTGAACGTAATCTAAAACCAACCATACTATTGTCATATTCAAAATTAGCAAAATGCCTGCAACGTTTTGAATAACATCAACTCTTATTATCCCCAAAATTAACTCCATAATTCCTACAAACCACGCCAGCCCTATCATTATTCTCCCTATTTGTAACATTGCCTATTCCCTCCTCAGCTTCTCCCTTACTTCGTGCGCTTCCAATCCCAACGCCTTATCAATAATGCTACCCAGTCCCGCCAATGATACCAGCCACATCTTCGCACCTCCTTCCGCATAGAACCTAAGTTCCGTTTCCAAATTCTGCGATCTGTGTTATTTCCTTCATTTGCCTTCCAAGCATAGTTGGATCACTCATTGCCACTCATCCTCCAATATGGTTACCGCTCTTTCAAGGCTCTATCAATAAGCTCATCGATGATCCCCGTCTCCACCAACATGACATCTTCCGGTTCCGGCTTGTTGTACAATAAATTGTATATGTAAATTTCCTTGGCCCTATCTGATAATGTGTCCCAGTCACTCTGTTTCATGATACCATCCCGCCCGTTGTTGGACAGTACTTCGAGCGCCATTATAACTAGTAAGTTTCGGCCTGTAATGCGCATTCCGTTGCGGTTTGTCCTTCCGCTTTTTGCATACCTCTCTTTATTCTCTATGACCTCCAAATCTACTCCTGTATTATACTACTTGCCTATTAAGCTAGCAAGGGCCGTAGCTCAACCCTGTGGCGAATGAGGACGTATATATAGATAGATAGTAGGAACTGTGACTCCAGAGGACATCCATACCCCCCACCCCCCAAAAACGGGAAACAAGGAAGGATTGAAAGCGCGCTTCCGGCTTTTGGTATTCCGGCAAAAAGGTCTCCACGCCTGTAGGCTAGCGGAGAAACCCGCAAAAAAAGTTAAAAAAAGTTGAGAAAGGTGCAGGAGTTGTCGGACACATGCAGAAGAAGTAAACAAGAGGTAAGATAGCGGATCTGAGCAAAGGAGGACCAGTATCATGAGGACCACAGTGAGACACGCACACAGAGTAGACACCGACAAGCTCCACCTGATAGCGGCAGCTCAACATGCCGACCGCAGCGACTTTGCACGGTGGGAGGAGACTTTGTATCGCGGTAAGACCAACTATATACTCGTCGGCAAGGGTGGCGCCCACAGCAAATATGGCGAGCGTTGCAGGAGCCCATACGGGTGCGGCAGCATCTACGTTCCAGGCGAGCGCGTCACAGTACTCACCGAGGATCAGGCCCGAGAGTGGCTTTTGATCCATGACCCAGAGAAAGCAGCAGAGCAATTTCCCGACCTAGCAGAAGACGCCTAACACACTACGGTAGGGGCAGGGGAACACCTGCCCCGAAAGGAGGAAGAAGTATGATAACGCTAAACCCTATTAAGAACAATATGACTGAGCTACAGATAGGCGGAGACTATTATCTGTTCAGCTACAAAACACTG